TATAAACGCGCACTACAATGCAGCAACCCGTCGTTTTGATTCGCAGACTACTGCGGATTCAACCGGCACATAAGGAAGGGGAATAGATTATGGCTATCTCTCGCGCACAACTAGCGAAAGAGTAGGAACCCGGCCTTAACGCGCTGTTTGGTTTGGAGTACGACCGTTACGAAAACGAGCATTCAGATATTTTTGACGAAGAGTCCTCAGATAGGGCATTCGAAGAAGAAGTGATGCTCGGTGGATTCGGAACGGCTCCAGTTAAAGGTGAAGGCGGAGCAATTTCGTTTGATGATGCACAGGAAACATTTACTGCGCGTTATACACACGAAACTATTGCTTTGGCATTTTCAATTACCGAAGAGGCAATTGAAGATAACCTTTATGACCGTTTAGCTGCGCGTTATACCCGAGCTCTAGCTCGTTCAATGTCTCAGACAAAACAAATTAAAGCGGCGGCTATTTTGAATAATGCGTTTAGCACGGGTGCTCCAGTTGGAGACGGTGCAGCACTTTGTTCAACAGCACACCCAAGTTTGTCTGGTAATCAACGCAACAAGCTTTCAACGGCTGCGGACTTGAATGAAACATCAATGGAGCAAATGCTCATTGATATCGCAGGTCTGACAGATGAAAGAGGCTTGAAAATCGCAGTTCGTGGAATGAAATTGATTATTCCAAAAGAGCTTCAGTTTATTGCGGAACGTGTAATGAACTCAAATCTGCGTTCAGGAAGTGCTGACAACGATCTAAATGCAATGCGCTCAATGGGCATGTTGCCAGACGGGGCTGTTGTCAATCATTTCTTAACAGACACAGATGCTTTCTTTATCAAAACAGATGCGCCAAACGGTTTCAAACTGTTTCAGCGTACTCCAATTAAAACAGCTATGGAAGGTGACTTTGACACTGGAAATATGCGTTTTAAAGCACGTGAAAGATACAGCTTTGGCGTATCTGACTGGCGTTGCGTTTTTGGTACAGAAGGCGCGTAAAGTGTGATATAGTAGGGTTATCTTTTTGCAAAAGATTACCTCTCTCTAAATTAAGGGGCAGCTTCGGTTGCCCCTTTCTTTTTAAATTTGTTATGGTATAGTCCAGATATCCCTGACAGTGACATGAGGTCACTGACAATAGCCGAGACAGGAGACTTACATGGCTAACACGACGTTTAACGGTCCCGTTCGTTCAGAAAACGGTTTTAAATCCATTATTAAGAATTCCACCACTGGGGGTCTTACTAATGAAATGACTCTATCCACCTACACCGCAACGATTACTGTCGCGGCGAGTGGTACAGACCACAAAGAAGCTTCCATAGGAATACCGTCTAATTTTATTCCAATGGGCGTCGCAATAACTGTGACAGGTGCAGCAGCTAATGCTGTAAATCTTGTTGATATTGGCACAGATGCGGATACAGACGGTTTTGTTGACGGCATATCTGTAGCTATCAATTCTACAGGTTTCAAAGGATTTTTTCCATGTAATGGTGCATTAGGAATGTCAGGCGGTGCAACAACGGCATCTACTGAAACTCCTGATGAAGTTGAAGTAGTGATTTCTGGCACTGCGGGTGCTGGCGGTGTATTATCTTTAAAGTTCTTTGGTATTTCATCTGATTCACCAACTGCTTAATAGGAGATAACTCATGGCAGACGCAGCTACAGTAGTTATGAAAACTACAATTTTACCTGACGAGATAGCAAAAATTATTGAGGCTACAACGACCGTCACTCCAAAGGATGCAAACGATAAGTGGTATTACAAACTAACTAGTGTCACCGCCGCAAGCACCGATTTGATGGCGGGTTACTACACTGATTATACCGCAGTAAATGCTAATGTGCAGCCAACAGCAGTGGCAACTGGTGATAAGGTTGAGTTCATCTTTATTAAAAACACAGATGCCGCAAACGATATCTACGTTGTTTTTAATGCTGGCACTGTAGCAAACACCACCACAGATGCTGTTAAGATCAGTCCTAATCAGTCCTTCTATGGTAGATATCCAAATGCAACAGTTGCTGACGTGCACGCTATTGGCCACGATGGATCAAGTGCCGCGACTGCAACTTGTATTGTTTGTGCAATATTAGACGACGTAGCATAAAGGATTAGTTATATGTCTATTTCTGATGTCAAAACAAAACGCGTGACAGCTACGGGTTCTTTGGCCGTCGGTTCTGCGCGTATTCGTCAGATACAAATTAAAACAGGTTCAGGCACGCCTCGCCTTACCGTCACTGATGGCAGTGGCGGGGCTACCGTTTTGGATTTAGATTTTAATGCATCTGACACGCATTCGGTGAATATACCAGCTAACGGTATTAGAGTGAGTGATATAAACGTATCTGTTCTTACAGCTATAACAGCGGTTACGTTTTTCTTCAATTAAGGTTACGAACATGGCTGAACGTAAACGCGATAATATGCCAAAACGTAATAAAAAAAATTTTCGTCCCACCGCAAAGGGGGCGGGAATGACAGCCGCAGGTGTTAAATCGTATAGAAGAAAAAACCCCGGCTCAAAACTTCAAACTGCTGTGACAGGAAAAGTTAAAAAGGGAAGTAAGGCGGCAAAAAGACGTAAATCTTTTTGTGCAAGATCTGCTGGGCAAATGAAAAAATTTCCCAAGGCTGCAAAGAACCCTAACTCAAGATTGCGTCAAGCAAGAAAAAGGTGGAAATGCTAATGAAAATGGCGGAAGTTAATAAAAGGTTTGAACGTATTGAAAAACAATTAGATAAATTAGATATGCGATTATGGGGCATCGCGGGTTTAATCGTTGCAGCAGCTATCGCAGAAAGGTTTTTATAATGCCGGGAACATCTAAAATGAAAACTCCACGCGGCCTTACTTATTTTAGAAACGGTGGAGAAGCCTCAAAAAAAAGTAAAGGCAGTAAGATATGTCCTGCGGGTAAAGCTTGGGCAAAACGAACTTTTGATACATACCCTTCTGCCTATGCAAATCTAGCTGCGTCAAAGTATTGCAAAGATCCAAATTACGCAAAAGGTGCTAAAGGCAAAAAGAAGAAAGCAAAAGCGTAATGGGTGAGCTTAAAAAATGGCTGGATCAAGATTGGGTTCGTATTGGCACCGATGGTAAAGTAAAGGGCAAATGCGGAACTTCCAAAGATAAGAAGAATCCTGATCGGTGTTTGCCAAGATCTAAGGCGCGGTCATTATCAAAATCACAATTAGCTTCGACGGCAAAGAAAAAGAAAAAAGCTGGTGCAAAAGGAAAAACTGTCGTTAAAAACACTGAATCTGCTGAGGTAAAAATGGCGGCACTTGGGGGTGAAATTGTTTCATCACAAAAAAGAAAGCGTCCCTACAATGGTAAAAAGGTCAAAGGCGCCGTTGTAGCGCGAGGTTGTGGTGCCGTTATGGAAAATAGAAGAAAGCATACAAAGGGATCGGTATGTCAGTAAGCAACGTACACAATTTTTATGTCGGAGACGAAAAAGCCATCTGTGAAGAAATTAGAGCTTGGTCTGCTTTTGCTTTGGAAAAAAAATCACCCTATTTTAACAACATGCCCCCTTGTCCTTATGCGAAAAAAGCTTGGTTAGATAATCGCGTGGCAATTGTTTTTAAATATGGGGGCACTCAGGCGCTCACTAGTTGTATGAGCAATTTTTCTGATTCTCTGGATTTGGTCATAATTGTTGACCAATTTTTTAGAAGAGATGCAGAGTTTTTTCATGGTGAGTTAGAGTCTTATAATGAAGCCATTTCAAAGGGTATATTCGGACAAAGAGACCTATGGCTTATGGGTTTTCACCCTGATGACGACAGCAATGATCTCATCGACGATGGTTCCTTTGAACCTCATATAAACACCCCCTACGCAATGATTTTTCTTCAAAGGCTTTCTAAAATACAAGAAGCCGCTAATACTTTGCGTGAACTAGGATATTATGATAAGTATAAAAAAGACTACAATGTCGATCAAATTTTTAATCAACGTGAAACTTTATACAGGAGACTAAAAAATGGCGATGAGACCGAGAAAAAAAGCATCAGCGGCTAAAAAAATGCGCGGAGGCGGTATGGTTAAGAAAATGCGTGGCGGTGGCATGGTTAAGAAAATGCGCGGCGGCGGTATGGTTAAAAAGAAGAAGAAGTAAAACATGGCGACCTCTGGCACAACCACGTTTGAATTAAACGTAACAGATTATATTGAAGAAGCTTTTGAGCGGTGCGGACTTGAAGTTCGCACGGGATATGATGTTCAAACGGCTAAGAGGTCGCTTAACCTTATGTTGGCGGAATGGGCAAACCGAGGCATTAATCAGTGGACGGTAGAGCAAACGACACAAGCGTTAACAAAAGGAACAGCAAATTACTCTTTGGGCACAAACACAATAGACATTCTTTCTGCCGTGGTGCGTAGAGATGGGACAGACTTTGGTTTAAACAGAGTAAGTCGTGACGATTATTTAAACATCCCAAATAAAAGCACAGAGGCTCGTGTATCCCAGTTTTTTGTAGACAGACAAATCGAGCCAGTTTTAAAAGTTTGGCCGACACCCGATAATAGCACGGATGTTGTTGTTTTTGATCGGTTAATTCGCATGGACGATGCAGGAACGGCTATTAACACATTAGATGTTCCTTTTAGATTTTACCCCTGTTTAGCGGCAGGTCTTTCTTATTATTTAGCAATTAAACGTGCGCCAGACAGAATTCAACTTTTGAAGGCAGTGTATGAAGAAGAGGTCGAGCGCGCAATGACAGAAGACAGGGATCGGGCGTCTTTTAATGTTCAGCCTAGCTTGGACTATTACAGGGTAAACTGATGTCAAAATATGCGGTTGGTAGAAAAGCATACGGAATTTCAGACCGATCGGGTTTTAGATATCCGCTTAATAGGATGCGGAAAGAATGGACAGGTTTGCTCGTTGGCGCCGACGAATGGGAGGCAAAGCATCCGCAACTGGAGCCTTTGCGCGACACCTCTGATGCACAAGCTTTAAAAGACGCACGTCCCGACGTTGAATTAAATCGACAAAGAAGCACTCAGTATGGTTTTAATCCAGTCGGTTTTAGAGAAGTTTCGGGTATTACTCCTGATAATGATCTTGTGGCCACTGGTCAGGTTGGCACCGTTACTCTATTCTTTCCTGAGACGCTTGGAACACAAGGCACAGGACAAGTCGGAAGCGTAACAGTAATTGTTCCCTCTTCAACAACAGTTTCTATATCTGGTTTTGCTTTTATGTCTGGGTCTGTTGGTTCTGTTTCAGTTGCAACAGCGGGAGGTGTAAGTGTTTCAGTTACGGGATCTAGCGCCACGGCTTCTGCTGGATCTGTGACTACTTTAATAGCGAATGTCATTGCCGCAGTTACAGGATCTGCGGGTACGGCTTCTCTAGGCTCCGTTACTACAGTAACAAATGTGACTAATTATGCCGTTACTGTTGCTACAGGTACAAACGCATACGGAAGTGGTAATAAATATTATATCAATGGTTCTGTGTCTCCGACACTTACATTAAATGAGGGCAGTACCTATTGGTTCGATCAGAGTGATTCAAGCAATAGTGGTCATCCTTTACGTTTTAGTGCAACTGCAAATGGAACGTGGGGCGGAGGTTCTCAATATACCACGGGAGTAACAACAGTAGGAACTCCGGGTAGTGCAGGAGCTTATACGAAGATAACAGTTGCTTCTGGGGCGCCCACATTGCATTACTATTGTACCAACCATTCAGGTATGGGAGGCCAAGCGAACACACCATGAGTTTTACATACGACGGTTTAAAACAAGCAATTCAAGATTATACGGAAAACTCGGAAGCGACTTTCGTAAACAATCTTCCAATATTCATACGAGCTGCGGAAGAACGTATTTTAAAAAATGTTCAATTAAATTTGTTTATGAAAAACCAAGTAGGGTCAATGGCCTCTGGAAATCAATATCTTGGAGCGCCAAGTGATTTTTTGGCGCCTTTTTCGATCACAATAACTTCCAGTGGAAAGAAAGAGTTTCTTCAATTCAAAGATTTATCTTTCATTGAAGTTTATAACCCTGATTATACTGTAACAGGAAAACCAAAATACTACGCGCAATTTGACGTGGGTAATTTTATTTTAGCGCCAACCCCTGATGCTGATTATAGCGTTGAGGTGCAATATATGTTTAGGCCAGCCAGTCTTACCTCTGGAGCTGGAACGGCAACAACTTGGTTAAGCGAGAATGCAGAGCTTTCACTTCTGTATGGATCTTTGGTAGAAGCGTATATTTTTATGAAAGGGGAACCCGACATGATGGCTCAATACAATCAACGCTTTCAAGAGGCGTTAATTGGGCTAAAAATGTTAGGAGAAGCAAAAGAAACCACGCAAGAATATCGCGTTGGTAAAGTAATAAGGCCGAAACAATAATGTTTAAATTAGATTTTAATGTATCAGACGATCCAATCGTCAATGTACAAACAACAAACAATCGAGGGTTTAGCCCCGATGAAGTTGCAGAACGCTGTGTAGAAAAACTGATTAGTGTATCTGACGATGCACACCCTGCTATAAGGGATCAGGCAAAAGCGTTCCAAAAGCACATGGAAAAAGTGGTTGCATTTTATATGCGAGAAGCTATTCGCAGTGACCGCACAACCGTGTATAATGCCCTTATAGATGCAGGGCATCCAAAACTGGCTGACGCAATAAGGAGATTATGACATGGCGATCACACAAGCAATGTGTACTTCTTTCAAGAAAGAGCTTCTTGA